GTGGGACACTGGCGCCGGGACGGGAAGTGGCTGATTATCGGGGGCTAATTAGTGTTGGCGTACAAGGTCTTGGCGAGATTCGCCAACTTAACGCAGCGCTTGAAAGAGCTAACCAGCTATACGGCAATCTCGAAAACGCACAGCTTATTGTAGGCGATATTGCGCAATCTGCCACTCGCAATGTTGAAAGAGCTGCGCGTCAAGTTAATGCAGCCGGTAGGCGCAGAGCGCAAGCGGGACGCGATCTTGCTAGCGCCGGTCGCACTGTCGGGAACGTGGCCATGCGCCGCGATCTTGATACTGGGCGCTTTGTCGCTGGCGGGCCAAACGCTACAGCACGGAGGCTGGCAAATGCCCAACTCCGACTTGCTCGGCGCGACGTAAGGGAATCCGATAGGGGCCTGACACAAGCAAGTCAAGCGCTAGAAGAAGAGGTGCGAAATCGTCGCCGGGTTAGCGCTATCCAGGGCAGGTATGCGAGAGCGTTGGAACGTACAACCCGCATCCAGGAAAGCATACAACGTAGGGGCTTGGACGCAGCTACTCAAGTAGCGAGCGCTTCGGCAGGCATCGGTAACGCAAGCCGTGGCAATTACCTTACTAATCTATACCAGGGCCGGCAACGGGAATTTGCGCGAGGCGGCGCTGGCGCTGGATTGAGTCAGGAATTGCAACAACAGGCCCGTAACGTCCGTGGCGCTTGGGACTTGGCGACTGCTGGCGGCAGAGAGAATCTGCAACTGATGCAGCGAATCGCCACCGAAATGGCGGGGCTATTGCGCCAGCAAAACGAGCTAAACCGTGGCCGCGCTGGGCGATCTATTGCATTTGAAGCCGGAAGACGCGGGCAGGAAAGAATCACCGATCTCTCCCGAATGCAAGGGGCAGATCCCGACAGGATTAGGGGACTGCGTTCTCAGGCGACAAACGTAATTTACACCGGAAATACTATTGGCGATATTGCGGGCTCGCGTGAAGCAGCGCGGCGCATGAATGTGTCGATTGGCAGATATACGCGAGAACTGAACGCGGCGGCGGCGGAGTTAGGGCAGCGGCAACGCGCCAGTGGTCGCAACGTAAACGTAAACAGCAGTTGGCAGGTAGCGCTGCAAGATATGCAGAATGCGCAAGCAGAAATAAATCGCGCATCAAGGAAACGCTTTAACGACAAGCTAAGGCAGGAAGAGGCGCGGCAGGCAAGTCTGGGAATCGGTGTCCCTGCTCTGCAACGCATTGGCGGGCCGATTCGGCGTGTTAGCGCAATCCCGATGGGCGGCGGGATTGATTCTGGAATCATGCCCAGAGCGCTTCCAAGCAAGGAAATGCTTAGGGATCGCGTTGCAGGTTCCCAGCAAAGACAACCAAGCAGGCTCGACGAATTGCAGGCTGCACAGCAGAAACAGCTAGCGGAAGAAGCTAAGCGGGCGGCTGGTTCACTGGGGCGCTTTGGCGCAGCGGTGGAGCGCGAAGAGAAGCGGCAGCGGAGCCTTGGGATCGGTGTTCCTAGTCGCGCAAGCGGCTCGACCCAAAGAGGCGGCGCAATCCCGATGGGCGGCCAAGGCGGTCGGCCAGGCATGTTCAATCAATACGCTTTCCCTGCCGGCCCTGGCAACCCGGTTGGCATCGGACAGTTCAGGGCAGAGCAGAAACGCCAGCAGGGTCAAAAGGGCTTCTTCCAGGGCGATGCACGCAGCGCAATCGGTGATGCGCTGATTGGTGGCGCCTTCCCAGCGCTGTTTGGCCAAGGCTTTGGGGCGTCGGCAGGCGGCGCCCTAGGCGGGGGCCTAGGCGGCGCCCTGGGTGGCTCGTTTGGCTTCGGTCTGAGCCTTGTCGGCACAGCGGCAGGCCAGGCCATTGATACAACCGCAAAAAATCTTACCGATTTCGCCAGCGCACTTAAAACTCCAGGTGACACGATGGAAGCGCTTGCTAAAAGCGGCTTCCATGTTAGCAATAGTCTGAAGTTTCAAGTTCAGCAACTCGAATCAGTTGGGCGTGCTTATGACGCGCAGACGCTGGTACTTCAGGAGGTCGAAAAGCGTCTTGGCCCTGGATCGGTGCGCCAGCTTAACGCACTTGAGTCAGAGCAGCGGCGATTGCAGGAGCAATGGTCTTCGATTGCCGGCACACTGCAATCTGAGTTACTTCCCGCGCTAGTTGGCTTCACTGGCGTAATGGCTGACACCATTAACGTAGCGCGTGGCATTAACACCCTGCCAGGCGCCAAACAGATTGGATCTGCTCTTAGGGGCCAGGGGATTGGCGGCGCCATATTAACGGCGGCCAACCCACTTGGCGGCGCTACTGCTTTGTTCGACAAGCTGCAGCGGCGCGGCAAAGCGGTTGCGGCGGGAGCGGCGGGAAACAGGCAGGCTGCAAAACCTCAGGACGAATTTGCTGCCGGAACAGCGCAGATCCAGGAGTCGCGCAAGATTGCAGATCAAATACAGTCGGCCTATCGCGAAGCGTTCGGCCTGCAACGGCAAGCGTATGACTTGCAACGCGATGGCGCGAAACTAAACAAAGACATTGCTGATTACAGTTACAAAAAAGAACGTGAGATATTTGACTTGCGCCAGCAAGCGGCAGAGAAGCAGATTGAGAATAATCGCGCCAGAGCGCAAAACCGCATCGAAAGTGGCGATTTAAATGCTCGCCAAACATTTGCGGCGGCTGTTGGCTTTGAACAGCAGCTGCTAACAAATGTGCGCGAAGTAGTGCGCTCCAGAAAGGAAGGCGAAGCTGATATTGAACAGTCAAGAAACAGGCTTGAGCTTGCGATGGCGAAGCTCAATCGTGATGTTGAGGATTACAAGCGCACAAATGCACGCGAAATAGAAGACATTGAGCAACGTAAGCTCTCCTATGTGCGCTCAGTAGAAGATTACAAGATGAAGGTTGCGGATCATGTTCGTGATCGCGCAAGGGAAGCCGCTGACTTAATGCGCCAGGCAATGACGCTGCCTGACATGGGCACTGCTGCTGCGCCTGGCGCTCCACGGGCAATTACTGGCGCGATGGCGCCTTCGAGCGGGACGGTCGCACTTACCGGCGCTACTGGCGTCGGCACAGGGCCACACCTTGACGTGAGGTGGGCAGATGGCAGGCCGATAACCTCCGCCGACGCAGATCGCTTTATTCGTGTTGCCGGCAAAGTCCCTTCATCGTTTGGCGTTACCAGCGGCTACGGTCCCCGACGCGCTCCAACTGCTGGCGCTTCCAGCTTCCATAGGGGCGTCGATTTTGGCACGCCTACCGGTACGCCTGTTTCCTTGGTGGGTGGAGCGCGACTTGTCGGGTCAATGACAGAAGCGCAAAGCGGCGGCGGCGGAATAGTTGGGATCATTGACACCCCGATGGGCCAGATGAAGTTATTGCACCTTGAGAAAGTGCTAAAAGGTAACATCCAAGGCCAGACTGCAACACAGATCAGCAACATCCCCGGTCCCAAGTTTAGTCCAGTCCCCATTGGCCCTACCCCTTCTATCGCGCCGGTCAATGCCGCCAACTTAGCGGCAAACTTACAACTCAAAGGCGGCACCAGGGAAGCGCAACAAATCCTAGAAGAGCAAAATAAGCTCAAACAAAAGGGTATCGAACTTGGCCAGATTGAGCAAATACTACAAGCCAGCCAGCTACCGCAACTCAGGCAACAAAGCGACACGCTTAAACAGCAGATTGAAGCAAGGCAAAAGATTCTTGACCTTAGCGATAACGCTGCTTCAGTTGCTGATATTGAAGCGGAGAGCAGGGCGCGAATCACGCAGCTTGAGCTAGACCGCAGCAATGCACTGGCAAAAATTAAGAAACAGTATGGCGATGATCCCGCGCTTACGGGAATGGTCAACAAGCGGGCTGACCTTGCTGTTGGCGTTGCCAAGAATGAAGAAAAGCAGCGCCGCATAAATCTCGACCTTAACAATAAGCTGCAAAATCAAGAGCGGGCTCGCTCTGCCATCCTGCAGTTACAGGAAACACTAGCAACCGGTAAAGCGGAAGCTGCTGCACTGGAACGCGGCAAGCTACAGGCGAGCAATGTCGAATTGCTTAAGGCTTCTGAGCTTTATCAGCTTGCAAGTGAAGCTGAAAAGGCTAAGCTAGCCTTGCTTACAGCGCAAACCGAAGAGCTTGGCAAGCAAAATGAGTTCCGCAAGCGTATTAACGAAATCAGAAACGAAGCCCGGTTCACTGGCGCCGGCCTGCGTGCAGGGATGATCGGAGCGCCAGCACGGGCTTTCGAGGAAGAGATGAAGCGCTCTGGCAATATCGACCGGGCCACTGGCCTGGCCAACGAAACCAAGCTGCTTGAAAATCAGCAACTTGTTTGGGGCAACCTTGAGAAGAATATCGTTGCTACGTCTGACGCTATTTCCGGCGCATTAACAAATGGCTTGGTAAGCATTGCCGATGGCTCTAGGGAAATTGGAGACGTGGGGCGCGACATGCTAAGGGCTATCTCTGGCAGCTTTGCTGACACTGCGCAACAGCAGCTAACCGCGCTGCTACAGCGTCAAATGGGCGGACTATTCCAGGCCATAGCGTCTCAGGGGCTACTCTCCGGCCTTGGCGGCGCTGGAGCTGGGGGGCTGGGCGGCGGCCTTGGCGCGGCGCTTTCCGGTTCCCTCGGCAACATCGGCGCGAGCTTTGCGTCTGGCCCTACCTTCGGGGGCTTCATGGCCAAGGGCGGGATTACCAGGCCTGGCGAGGTTTATGTTACGGGCGAGAAAGAGCCAGAGTTCTTCTTTCCTGGCGTCACTGGCCGAGTGGTTCCGCGCTCTGACATGCAAAAAGCAGAAGCATTGCGTAATAGCGGAAACGAATCAAACTCTCTTGACATTAGCTATACTGTCAGGGAAGAAAGGGGAGAGCGTTACGTTACAGAAGATCAGCTACGCAAGAGTAATGCTATGGTTGAAAGGCGAGCGTTTGCCAAGACCATTAACGGCATGAAGAACAATGGCGCTCTCCGTGATTCAATCAACATCTGATGATCGACGTAACTCATTACATCGAGTTTCTTGACGCTACTGGCGCTCCGTTGCCGCTGCCGTTACGCTATCAACCTTTCTTTATTGGAGAGAATAGAACGTTTAACGGACTAACTTACAATTTTAGTCCTTACAGTATTGCCGGCGACCTGTCAACTGATGGCAACGAAAGCGGAGACTATGAGTTAATTGCGCCAGCAAACATTATCTCAACCGCAAAACTATGGCAAGCGTCTGAGGATTTATTGCTTGCCAAGGTTTCGACCGTGCTACTTGTTGGCACGCCACCATCTAGCGTAAACGGATACCCGACATGGAACGAGTTGAACTTTCTAAGCTCAACCATTTGCGCTTGCGATACCTTTAGCTATGTCGATGCCGTGCCAGGAGAAGAAGAAGCATTTTCTGTTGTTACCTTAAAACTTGGCAATCCGCTTAATTTTGTCACAGGGACCGCGCCAACCCGTAGACTCACGGCGGCCCAAGTCGGGCCACTGCCATCTAGCGGAGGGATTTTGTTTTGACATTTTGGCGCAAATGGTCTGGCTTGCCCTGGCAACTCGGCGCAGACCCACGGGACGGTCGGGGGGCCTGCTGCCTCAGGACCGCCCAGGCGGTACGTCAGGAGCTGGGAATGTCCTGGCCGGCAGATCGTATGGGGAGCTGGTACAGGGCGGCTGAGCGGGGGCGCTGGAGGGAGCTGGACGAGGACTGGGGCGAGCTGACCGAACCCATTAAGAAGCCTGAGGCCGGCGCCTTGATCCGCTTCGACCGGGGAGACGGCTCTTTCGGCGTCGGCGTGCTGCCCGATGCCAACACATTTATCACCGTCAGGCATTATGGCCGCTTAGTTGCCGGTCCCGTCAGTGCTTGCGGTTCACTTAAACTCTATCGCTTGCTGTGATTAAGCTACTTCCTTACGAAAAACGTCTTGCTCAAATTCTGGGCGTATCTGAAGATGCGTACCGGGAATGGAAGGCGATTACGTTAAGGGAGTCAGTAGAACGGCCTGCTGCCGCTGAAGGGCCAGTATGCGGGCCATTGGTTCCTGTACTTGTTAATTTAGCGATTTCAGTTGGCGTATCGCTACTGTCTTCGCTGCTGTTTCCAGCACGGCAACAGTCGAGAATCACTACCACCAGAAAAAGCGGTACTCCAACAACTAACAACCAGCGATCTTCGCCGCGCTTCGGGTTCGACTCGATGCAGGAACCCGCCAGGATCGGGCAGTTCGTTCCTGTAGTAATCGCCAAGCGCGAGAACAACCTTGGCGGCGTTCGTGTCGCAATGCCGTTGCTTTGGTCGCAGATGCTGGCCAACAACGGATCAGTAATGTTTCGTGGCGTTTTTCTTGGCGGTACTGCCGGAATGCCGGCAGATGCTTGGGACCAAAGGGGCTGGGCGTTTGGGAATAACACGCTTGGCGCTTACGCTTACACCGGCACAGCGTTAAGTCAGGGAGCGCGATACTCCATATACTTTGCGCCTAATGGTGGGCGGATCAACTCAGCTCAACTCATTGCCGGCAGGAGCGCAAACAGAGATCCTGGCAACTCGCAAAATAGTGGCGGCCAAGATGTATTTGCGCTTGAAACCACAAGCGGTCAATACAAGACAGCATTTTGCATGAGCGAAACGCCATCAACCAGTACATCGTTTGGCCTGTACGGTTGGTGCCCTAACGCAATGATGCACAGGCAACCAGTAACAATACAGCCAACCATCGTAGCAAGGATTGACGATGACGACAAGGTACGCACTGATGACGATGCAGCGGCCTTGGTAGAGATATGGAAAGGTAAATTCTATTGGTCAATGCGAAGCGGGTTGCGCAAGCGCAAGGCCAGTGGTTCTTCGACGTGGACAACTCCTGCTACCGGCGACTACCAAATCGTTACGCAAAGCGTTGCTGTTGGCGATTCGCTGCTCTACGCGATCAACGGCACTACTGATGCTAAGACAAAGATCCGATTTAATACTACCAATTCACGGGTCATAGATAATGATGCAGAATCCGAAGCGGAAATGGGCGGCGTTGCGGCTGCTGTTGCCGGCGTGCAAAACTCGGCAGATTCTGCCTTGATCCCCAATGAACTTTACAGGATAGGCAGTTGCTGGGCAATATTCGAAGAAAGAATATCGGAAAGCCCTAGCGAGTCGATCTTTATTAGCGACTCAGAGCAAGAGCCTGTTGGTGATGGCAACAGCATGGAATATGTCTTTACGGTAGTACAGGCCGGAAGTGTGCAATTCATTGGTCCCAAGTTTCTGTTTCCAGATGAATCCGGCACTACGATTCTGCCACCAGAGTACAACCCAAGCAGCGACCTTGCCAACCTGCAAAGCGGTACTCAAGGCCGCTACAAGTTATGCTCTCAAGCTGCGCAAGTCTTTCGCATGGCAATAGCATCATTTAGCGCAGTGAGAGAGTTTCGGGTTTGCGAAATTATCATTAAGTCAAGAGTTGGTATAACCGTAAATAGTATAACAGGT